GGAAGAAGTACAGCAGCCAGAAGATGTTGGTATCACACATGCTCCCTGTGAGAATGAGAAACTTTGAATTAGAGTTCCATGCTTACATGCAGAGCACCCCAGCCCGCCACGACGTCGCCACCTTATACATGCTAGGAAATGAGCTGCTCCATAGTGAGACAGACGAAGGCTATGCAGAAAGGGAAAGGCGTGATCAATTGACCATTCTCTATGAACCTTCCGGCGGATACGTCACGGGTTATTTGTGGGCTCTTCAAGAGTTTTAGGACCCATCCCGCGTAGACAATCCGCGCAATCCAATGCCTCGGCCACCAATTCGCCTCGGCAACATCGGCGAAAATGTAATTCCAAGTTTCGGGCACTGGATGGATGCTGTTTCGGGCAATCTCGAGGAAAACGACAGTTCCAAGTCTTACCTCGTGGGTCTCGCCAACCCTATGCGTCGCGTTGAGGATCTGGTCAACATAATAACAGGACCCATAGACGCTGACATGCTCGCAGCTCAATAGATCCGCACGGAGAAAATCAGCTCAACAAAATCCGCCTACATTTACAAGCTCCAGAGCACTAACGGCTACTGCTGGTGGACATCAATTTTGATGATCCAGCTACTGAAGAGCAAGTTGAGCGCGGAAAAGTTTGATATCTCCGCCTTCTACCAATTTGTCTGGACTTTAATAAAGAACAAGCACGAGAAACAGGATTACCAGGATCATATGTACTTAGACCGCAACGGCGATGTCGATGATAAGCTGGTCACAGCCTGGGACGAAAAGCATAAAATCTACAAGAGCTCGTTCATTATGTCCGAAGACGTTTGCGGGTATCATGTAGAGGCTAAGACAGTTCATGACAGCGAACACGCGTGGGTGGAAGTTAAATTTGTCAGGAACGCACCCCGCGAATACGTCGTGTCAACTAAAGACGTGCTGTCTACTAAGATCCAAACTCTGTCCAAATATCTCTCGAACACTTACGACCTGGTCTATGTACTCATCCTTTACGCCATGATGTCTAATAAGTCATTCATGTCGGTGCCAGGCGATTTAGAGAGTAACGAGTGGACACGCTGCTATTCCACGAGCTAGAGACCATTAGCTGGGGGATTGTTCGTGGCTCTGGTGGCGACCTGGGTGTAGAGACTGGTAGAAGGAGATTTCCTAAATGACGAGATCAAATGGGGCACAGGCAGAATTCCTAAGCTCGAGCCCTCTCGCTTATCCGAAGAAATGAAGAATTTTCTCATCGAGACCTAGGTCATCTCAGCAGGATCTCTGTCACCTTGCTACGTTTGGTTGGAGGGCAAAGTAAAAGATCGTATGATTAAAATATCTACGAGAGGCCCAGGAGGTGAGCTAGTGGAGAAAGAGGTGCCTAATAAACCTACCGGAAGTATCGAAGGCATTCAAGCAGTGGTGCTTAATAACTATACGCTATTCACAACCCATGCAACTGGGCGCGTAGAGGAAGCTGACTTGAATGGCCTGGCTGAGTATGGGGCTGTGGTTGAAAACTGGGTTGATGCCACTTCATCAAGGATCTATAACAGACATGGAGGACATGTCATGATGCGGTTATTCAGTGATGTGGTGTGCACTCGGTTGCTCCAAGAAATGAGTAAGATGTGGAATCATAGCTTATCAGAACTCGAGCGTTGTTCACTGCGAGAGCATAACTATCCTGTTCTGGTGCACGTTGGCACGAAAACTAGATCAGCGGTTGGCCAACACACTTTCCCGGGACTGCACCTCCATGCTCGCCTAAATACCGAGGACTATGACGTCAACTATTGGCAGAAACTGATCGCAAAAGAAGATCTGGTCAAGTTAGATAATAATTTTCTCGTCAGTAGATCCATGTCCATGCGGCATAGCACCATCTCCTCCTTAATGGCTAGTTATTACGACAAGATCGAGGCAGTGTACTCTAGAAGGTACTGGGTGAAGGAATGTCTAAACACCCCCCATGTCCTCAGGAACGGAACTGTCACATCTCCTTGGTTAACATTCTTGTTGAAGAAGAGGGACCTCAGACTACAGCTTTCCCAGTGTAATAAGAGACTGGACCCACGTCAAGACTGGTTGCTATACTGTAATCTTAAGAATGCTCCAGTAGATACATTCATGTACAAACGTCGG